GTTTTGTTTTTCTGTTAGAAGCCTCTGCGTGATTAACATAATTCGAGGCTGTTAGCAACCGATTAAGGCTACAAAATACACGCTCCATCCTAACAATAGAATAAAGATACATAAAATAAAACATACAAACATATAGAGATATATATGAAAAACACTTATGGTATGGTTCTTATATGTACACATTCAAACTATTGAAGTCAACCAACTAAGGTAAAATCCAATAATTTGAATAACGTCTTTGCGATAGTCAAAATTTCATTGATCAAATATTTCCCGATCTCGCTCTTTCCAAGAAAGAGAATTGAAAACTGTCCCTGGAACAGAACAGTTCGCCCAATATTTTCGAAGCTTTGTTCTTAAGCCCTCGTAAAATTCGGGTCCCCTACCGAAGGCACAATTAAGTGACGCTCGGGAGTTTTCAAGTCCGGATGATATATAATCAACGTTGTTTTGGGTCCAATTCAACATATCGCATATTGATTCTTCTGGCAATGGACCAAGCCAGACATTGACACGGGTCGGGTGTTTTCTGCAGTGTCTCTTCAGGAATGTGACTTCGTGCAGAGATTCGAACTTTTTCTTCGAGTCTCGTTGTTTCTTCGATGAATCAGTGAATGTGATTCCTAACTCTTCAAGATGTTTTTGAACAGAAAAGAAATCAAAGTCTTTTTTAACTTTATCATCCACGTTAATGATAACATCATCACCATAAACAAGAAGACGGATATATCGGTTGAAATCAGCCAATGGTCGATTGGTTGCTTTCTTCCAAACATATCGCATGTATAAACAGTTAACTAGACTGTTTAGTTCAACCGTCAACGGAAATCCGGATGGAATCCCGCAATACATGCGATAGACCGTATTTCCTGCCAAATGACAAGGATGCATCATTTCTTCAGAAAGAAGTTTTCTCATGGAAGTGTTCGGATTATTTGGATAATGATGTTCATACCAACGAACTATAATATCAAAAGCGTATTGCATTGCCTGGCTTGACAATGTATCGCCAAATGCTTTATAGTCACCAGTAATGAAGTTATCCGAACCAACTTCCATAAGTTTCCTCACTATCCGAGTCCAATCCATCGAGTCCGCATCGATACCCATAGCAGCTTCATTTTCGATCTTACCTTTATAATAGGCCGCTTGAAAATGTCCGAAATATTTTTTGAATGTCCAAGTGATTTCTACTGGAG